GATGGAGTAAAAGCGGTTGCTACAGCAACAGCTACGGCAGTAACAGTTACAATCGATTATGTTGATGGAACTACTACGACAATTACAACAGCAGCTCAAGTAGCTCATGATGTTTACAACTCTATATTAGAGAATATGGAAGTAGCATTAGCGACATCTTGGCAGAGACCTTATTATCAAGTAAGTCTTCCAAAAGCTGTAACAAGTATCGTTAATGCATAACAGCATTAATTATAAAATCAAAGAGAGGCTACAAAAAAAAGTAGCCTCTTTTTTTTTGCTATCTTTGTAAAAAGAATTAATTATGCCAATAAACGAAGTACGAAATACTGTATTAGCAATAGCAAATAAAAATAACTACGGATATATTTCGCCACAAGATTTTAATCTTTATTGTGCGCAGTCTCAAATGGATATGTTTGAGGATTATTTTTATCAATACAACAGTCAGTTAGTTAAAGAAAATCAAAGACAATCAGGTACTGGATATGCAGATATTTCAAAAGGTTTATTAGAGGTAATAGATACATTTTATGTTAACGTACCTTTATTAAACACTACAACAGTCCCTGGAGGAAGTCCCCTATCTAATTTATACATATTGCCAACGGATTATTATTTAATTAATAAGATGATGGTATACACAAAAGAATTAGCTTCTGGAACTACAACTTCGACCAATGGTGGAGGTATAGCGGTAAACGACACTACAGCGGATTTTATTGCGGCAGGAGTAGCTGTTGGGGATATTGTTTCTACAATTACAGGAGGAGTGGTTTATAACACTGTAATTTCTACAATTGTAAACGCAACAAATCTTTTAGTCTTTGCAACAGCAGGAGGACAAGTTTGGAATAATATTGGAAAAACATATAACATATATTCAGTCAATGATATTGTTGAAGCAGAAAGAGTAGCACAAAGTAAAATTACGATGTTGAACAATTCTATTTTAACAAAACCAAATATAAGTTATCCAGCTTATACTCAAAACGCTCTTGTAGCAGAGGCTTTTCCTAACACGATAAATACAATAGGAAGATTAACGTCACAGTACGTTAGATACCCTTTGCCGCCAAACTGGACTTATGCTACATTAATAGCTGGAGAGCCTTTATTTGATGCTACAAATGCGGATTATCAAGACTTTGAATTACCATTGTCTGATGAGCCAGCGTTAATAGCTAAGATTTGTCAATATGTAGGTATTGAAATAAGAGAAGCTGATGTATATAATTTTGGTAACCAAGAATTACAACAAGAACAAATAACTCAGGGATAGATGGCATATATAAACGATTACGCATATTACGCAAATTCAGGAAATAATCCAACTGATGCAAATTGGGGTTCATATCAATATGTTTCTTTAGCTGATATAGTTAACAATTTCATGTTAATGTATCAAGGGAATCATGAATTAATAAATAATATAGAAAGATATCAAATATTATTTCATGCAAAAAGAGGTGTTCAAGAATTAAATTATGATGCAATGAAGGAAATAAAAATTCTTCAATTAGACATTACTCAACAATTAAGATTTGTATTACCACAAGATTATGTTAATTGGGTTAGAATTTCTCAATTTACAAACGGATGTTTACGTCCTTTATCAGAAAATATTCAAACAAATTGGTCTTCTGCATATTTGCAAGACAATGATTCTAATATTTTATTTGATCAAAATGGAAATGTTTTAATGCCACAAGAGTCTGAATTAGATTTAGAGAGAATTAGAGGTAGTGGTTGTTCTATTTATTTAAATGAAGGAAGTCCATATCATGGATCTGAAGGATACTGTTGTGATGGAAATTGGTATTTTGATTATGCTGTAGGCGCAAGATTTGGTTTAAATACTGAAACTGCAAACTCAAATCCTACATTTACGATAGATAAACAATCTGGAGTAATTAATTTCAGTAACATATCAGGAGCTGCTTCAATTGTTTTAGAGTATGTATCTGATGGTATGGAAAATGGAGTTGATACTGAGGTTCAAGTGAATAAATTATTTGAAGAATATATTTATGCTTATATTAGATATTCTATTTTAAACGGAAGATTAGGTATTCAAGAATACATTGTAAACAGAGCAAGAAAAGATAAGTCTTCTTTATTAAGAAATGCAAAAATAAGATTAAGTAACATACACCCTGGAAGGCTTTTAATGAATTTAAGAGGTCAGAATAAAATTATAAAATAATATGCCAATAGTTACAACAAATTTTATTGCAGGTAGAATGAATAAATCTGTGGATGAAAGACTTCTTCCACCTGGAGAATATATTGATGCTCAAAATGTTCGTTTAGGATCAACTGAAGCTACTGAAATAGGAGCTGTAGAGAATTCAAGAGGTAATGAGCAGCTTACTATCATTCAATACAAGGGAGTGGCTATAAGTAGCTCCGCTGTATGTATAGGAGCGTATGAGGATGGTGTAAGAGAAACTATTTACTGGTTTATTCATGATGGTGCAAATACTCAAGCTGCTGGTGGTGTTGTAGATTTAGTTGTGTCATTTAATACAACTAATCAAATAGTTAACTATCATTTAGTTAGTGAAAATCTTTTAAATTTTAATTCTTTGTATTTAATAACAGGGGTTGATTTAATTGAAGATTTGTTATTTTGGACAGATGATTTAAACCCACCTCGAACAATAAATATAAGTAGAAGTTATCCAGAGCCAATTGGTAACACAGATCAAATTATAGAAGAAGATATATCGGTAATTGTTAAACCTCCTGGTTTTGAAAACATTGTAGGGAATAACATTCCTTTACCAGCTCCACTAATAAGTTTTTTAAATATTGCAGGAAATGAAAATTATATTGAAAATAGATTTTTATGTTTTGCTTATAGATACAGATATGAAGATGGGCAATATAGTGTAACTTCTTTATTTACTGTGCCAGCATTTGTACCAAGACCATTTCAATTCAGTACAAAAAATTATTGTAATGAGGGAATGTTAAACCTTTATAATGGTGTGGTTGTTGAATTTTCTACAGGTAGTTCAAGGGTTAAAGAAGTTGATTTATTATTTAAAGACACAAATTCAAACACATTAAATGTAATCGAAAGGTTTAAAAAAGAAGATTTTGGTTGGGCTAACAATACAACTAAAACTTATACTTTTACTAATAATAAAATATATACTGTATTAGGTAATGACGAATTACTTAGGCAATATGATAATGTTCCAAGATTAGCAAAAGCTCAAACAATACAAGGTAATCGATTAATGTTTGGAAATTATGTGGATGGTTATAATATTACAAGACCAGACGCAAACGGAAGTACAGTTGCGATTGATTATAACACAAGTTTAATTAATACTATTTTAGGTTTTGCAGAATTACCATTAGGGCTTTTAACGACTGGTATTAATTATACACTTAACGGTAGTGAATCAATTCCAAATTCAAAAGCTACAATTAATTTTACTTCTATTGCTGATAAACTAAAAACTAATTCTTTAATAGGATTTTCATTTAATTTTGCCAGCGAGAAAAGAGTGTTTGTTCCGACAAGCACTACTGAGGCAGAAGATAATATAGAATTTCAAAATCAAAATTTTTCAATAGATGTAAATATAACATTAGATCAAGATTATGCGACTCCGTATGACTTTTTTAGTAGTTCTTTATTTGCAGATCGTATTGGAACTATTTTTGGCACTAACATTCAACCTATTGCTACAGCGGATCAAGGTAATTCTTTGACTGATTTTTTTAATAATGCATTAAGTAGTCCAGCTGTAGGAACTTTTCCTTTTGTTAAATTTAATAGTGGTATTACAGATGCTACAATACAACAAGGTTTTAGGCTTTCAAATTTTGCGCCAGGATCAAGCACTTGTGATATTCAGTTAATTGCTATGAACTATAGAGCAACCGACAATACTGATCCAGCTGCTCCTATTGTAACTAATTTATTTGAATATTTTAGATTTGTATCTGTATCTGGTGGTTTTACAACAGACTTAGATACAGGAAGTTTACATAGTGATCGTGATTTTGAAACAGGTATTGTATACAGCGATGAATATGGTAGATCTTCTACGGTTTTAGTTTCTGAATATAATACTGTTTATGTAGAACCTGGTAATAGTGTTACTGCAAACAGTATACAAGTTGCGGTATCATCCAGAGCGCCTTATTGGGCAGAACGATATAAGTTTGTTGTTAAGCCAAGTAAAGGGCCTTACGAAACTATATTTTGTAATTTTTATTATGTTAGACCAAGTGATAACATGATTTTCTTTAGACTCGAAGGAGATAACGCAAACAAGGTTCAAAAAGGACAAACACTTATTGTAAAAGCTGATGTTAGTGGAGCATTATCAAGAGTTGAAACTTGTGAAATATTAGATATATCTCCAGAAGCAACAAACTTTTTAAATGATGATAATGAGTTAGGAGATGATTCTTCCCAATTGAAAGGATTATACATGCTTATTAAAAATCAAAATTTTGATATTGTTATTCCTGATGACTCTGTTGTAGAGTATGGAAATGAAAAAAGAAGATCAGATGCAAGAGGAAGTAGTAGTTGTTCAAATAGGAGAAAAATTGGTTATCCAGTTTTTACTACAGATACTACTGATCCTGCAAATCCAATAACAAATAATTATACTGTTCCAGGAGGTACTGTTATAAGAATAAAAGTTGTAATGTTTCGTAATGACACTTATAATGGAAACAAATGTGAACAAAGATTATGGGAGTGGGAACAAGAATATGTAGCAAGTAGGGATTACTCAAACATGAGAGAATGGTGGCTTCAAGATAATATAAATCCTGGTCTTGCTCAACCTGGAAATATTGATGCAGAAACGGAAGCAATAAATAATTCGACTTTAGCAGTACCAGGTGGTACAACACCTAACAATTCAGCTGTAGCTAACAACGTAGTTTGCTCTCGTGATACTGTAACTTTTCAGTGGATACAAGATGCTGCTCAAGGTGTTAATGATCCTTTATATTTAGGTGTTTCTTCTGGAGTCCCTGGATGTGAGAGAACATGGCCGCAACCTGACAGAACATCTGATTTAGAGGTTGAGTTAATAGTGTTTAGAGCAAATACATTAATTGTTTTTGAAACAGAACCAGCTGATGCGAATGCAGAATTGTATTATGATGCGTCAGAATCTTTTTCTATTTCACAGCCAGATGGTTTTCATTTATCTGGTACTAAAACAGATTTAGGTGATCAAAGTCAAACTGCTACTCAAGATGCTGTAGTTAATTTAGATTTTAGAGATTGTTTTTCATTTGGAAACGGAGTTGAAAGTTTTAAAATAAAAGATCAATTAGCTGGTAGACCATTTCAATTAGGTCAAAGAGTATTAGCTGTTTCTAATCAAGATTTTAAAGAGGCTGATAGATTTGAAGGTATAACTTATAGTGGTGTTTTTAGTAGTAATAGTGGTGTTAATAATCTTAATGAGTTTAATTTAGGATTAATAAATTTCAAAGATTGTGAAACTTCTTTTGGACCAATACAAAAAATGCATCCAAGAGAAACAGATATTTTAGTTTTACAAGAAGACAGAATTACTTATGTATTATCAAGTAAAAACTTAATTAGTGACAGTACTGGTGGTGGTGTTATTGCATCAGTTCCTCAAATTTTAGGAACTCAAATTGCTCGTATTGAAGAGTATGGTATTAGTTATAATCCTGAAAGCTTTGTAGCTCATGGGTATGACATGTTTTTTACTGATGTAAAAAGAGGCGCTGTATTGAAGTTAAGAGGTACAAGTAGAAATAATGATTCTTTAGAAGTAATATCTCAATTAGGAATGCGTTCTTGGTTTAGAGATGAGTTTTATGAATCAATTCAAACGCAAAAATTAGGAGGTTATGATCCTTACATGGATGAGTACGTGTTAGGAATGAATTGCAATGAAATTCCTTTACCTCCAGTAATTTCTCAATGTGGTTATAAATTACAACGAAATGGATTGCTAACTGGGGGAACTAATGCTATTGTTAGTGTTGTAGATTATGGTTTATTAATTGGAACAGCTAATTTTAATTACACTATAACTTCTGGATCAATAACAATTTCAGTATTATGGAATGGTGTTACAACAACAAGTGCGACTTTAACAGGAACTGGAACATTTAGTTTTGAAAAAACTCTTAATACTCCACCTAACGCAACTGTAACATTTACAGCAATAACAACTGCATCTTTTTATGTTACATCTGCTTGTGTAACACCAGTAGATATAACTGTTGTAAAGGTGGTTATGAATTCACCAGAGCAAAGTGGAAAGTTTATTCATGTAGAGTATCTGTGGGAAGACACAAACAATATAAGTCCAATCGATTCAGATTTAGCAGAATTTGGTTCAAGCAATTTAGTAGCTTCAAGTTATGACGCTCAAGCAGGAGTAAGATCATTAGGTGTGTTTCCTTATGATGGTGTTGATTTAACAATTCGTTCTAATAAAATTAATTTTGATGATTATGATTGGGGATATCCAGAGGATAATTTTAAATATTTATCCAGTAATACATTGTATAATAATAATGCTTCGGATATAGTTTCGCTATTAGCTGCGGCTACTACTGTACCTAATGGATCGGTAATAAGCCCTTCCAGTGGATTATATCAAACAACAATAAGTAATTTATCTTTACCACTTGCAAATCAATATTTATATTTAATATATGACTATAGATTAGTTAGTTGTCAAGAGTTTTGTTTTGATGCAAGCTCTTCTTCTTCAGCTTGTTGTGATTGTGCATTTACATTTACAGCATATTTGAGTAGTACTATTGAAAGTACAGCAGCAATTGTTTGTGGTCAGCCTTTAGGTGTTACTTACTATCATTCTGGAAATAACTCGTTACCAGTTTATCAAGATTTCGTATATTCTTCTTCAGATGGAGCTGTAGGAAGCACATTATCACAAGGCTTATATAAAATAAGTTCAACAGATTATATAACAGTAAATCAATTTGGCTTAGTTACAGCAGTAACTACATGCCCATAAATAAATAAATAAATGGCAGCATTAGGAACATATTGTTTTGATGGATTAAATTTTTCACAAGCTTCGGCTTTGTATACAGATTCAGGATTAACTACCCTTGCTTCAGATGGATATTATTCACAAGGAGGAATTATAAGACAACAACTAAATGGTATATTGCTTAACGCTCAACCATGTGGATCATGTTTAGTTCCATGTGGATCAGGACTTTCTGCATCTATCGGTAATCAAAATGGAGTTTTTGATGCTAATATTGATTTAGCAAATGATTTAGGAGCGGTAGTAATACGCTGTTTTATGGGTATCTCAGTCCCAGATGGTATTATTGCTACATTAAATGGTGTTGGATATAATAGATTAACAGCAGCAGATAACCACAATG